GACGACAAGCTTTACAAGGCACCGGAGACGTTCGCGGCCAAGGTGGACGCCGAAGGATGGCTGACCGACCGCCGCCGCGAGATCGACCGGGAGCTATGGTCGCCGCCCGCCACGACGACACAGAAGAAGGCGAAGCGTGCCGCCGAGGTCAAGTTCGGCGACTACGCCAAACGGTGGGTTGAGAACCGCACCGTTAGAGGACGCCCGCTCAGGCCGCGCACACGCGAGCACTACGAGAGCCTGCTAGAGGACCACATCTACCCGACGTTCAAAGAGAAGGCCGTTCGCGACATCACCATGGAGTCTGTCGACCGCTGGTATGCCAAGACGGCTACGGATGCGCCGACCGTCCGGGCACATGCCTACTCGCTGTTGCGGACGATCTTGGAGACGGCACGCAAGCGTGACCGGCTGATCGATGTCAACCCCTGCGAGATCGTTGGTGCCGGGAGCACCGAGCGTAAGAGCAAGACCAGGCCCGCGACGTTCGCGGAGATCGACACCATCGTCAGCGAAATGCCCGAGCGCCTGGCCCCGATGATTCTGCTTGCTACGTGGTGCGCTCTGCGGTTCGGTGAGCTAGTCGAACTACGCCGTAGCGACGTGAACATTCAAGACGGAGTGATACACGTTCGGCGTGGTGCCGTGCGGGTTCGCGGAGGCTGGGACGTTGGCCCGCCAAAGAGTGAAGCGGGCATCCGTGACGTTACGATCCCGCCGCATGTGCTGCCAGCGATCAAGGCGCACCTAACGTCTGAACATGTTGGACCGGCCAAGGATGCGCTCCTGTTTCCGCCACAGAGGGGCGAGCGGTTGCAGCCCTCCACCCTCGACCGGCACTTCGACAAAGCCCGGACGAAGGCGAAGCGCCCCGATCTGCGGTTCCATGACTTGAGGCATACCGGGGCGACACTTGCGGCGCAGACCGGGGCGACGCTAGCCGAGCTGATGGTGCGTATTGGGCACTCGACGCCAGCGGCTGCGATGCGATACCAGCACGCGGCGCACGGACGCGATAAAGCAATCGCTGAGGCAATGTCAAAGCTCGTGGCTCAGTAGTAGCAGCCAATCGGTTTCACCAGTGCGAGAAGGGACTCGCGCTCGACGCGGATCAGCTTGACGCCGCCAATTCTGCCGCCCTTGAGTCGGCCTTGGGAGATGTAGCGCCGTACCGTCTTGGGGTCTACACCTAGCCATGCAGCCGCCTGTTGGACAGATGGCCATGGAGGTAGTTCGTCGGTGGTGGGCGCGGTCATGCGTCAGCGATCAGTGGGCGGTTGTTCATACCGTCAAGTATGGGACCTGGGGTACGACAGGACTTTTCACAGTAAACCGGGAGCGACTCTGGTCCAGTTGTGCCAGTTGTGCCAAGGTCGCGAGTGTGGCACAACTGGCACAGCTAAACGGATTTCGGCTCCCACTTCGCGCTCGTGCCGGTAATCTAGGCCGGGAGTGCGAAAGCAACTCAACGACGCTCAGCGAAAAGCATGAGATAATTAAGAGTAGAAGGCCGAGCATGAGTCGAGTTCCCCGGCCATAACAGCACAAAGCGCACGCCCACCAGGCGCGTGAACCCCGGAAAATAGGTTAAACACACCGAAGTCGGGTAGTAGCAAACGATGGGCCGTTGTCCGTGACCAGCACGTTAAACGGAACCCCCCGAGCCGAGGGATACGACATATCGGCCCTTCCGCTGACCACGGTGAGACAAGCCTAGACGGTGGGTTTCCCCGCACCCTCTTGGAAATTAGGGGGCCACCTTGCGGCCAAGCAACTCTCGGTTCGGGACTTGGAAACCATCAGATCAGTGAGATTCGGAGCATCCAAGCCAGAACCTGAGTGCCCGCAAGAGTGAGTCCCTGAGTCCCCGTCCTGGCCGTAAGGGGGAAGGGACCTATGGAATGGAACCCAACGTTACTGCCCGCGAGGATGCAAGCAAACACTGATAGACCGGGCAGTCAGGGCGAGTGAAACCCACTGGCCCAGTTCCAAATTGAAGATCTCCCCTAGCCCGTCAGGGCCTGGGAGAAGGAGCAGAAAACATGGCACTCACAGAAGCCGACGAACTACTCACGGCCCAAGAGGCCGCTGACTATCAGGGCCTGACCATCAAGGCGGTTTACCAACAAAGGTGGCTGGGCATTGGCCCGCTGTCCTCGAAGCGCAACGGTCGGATCGTGTTTCGGCGCAACGACATCGACGCCTACCATGAGCGTCAGCGGGCACGGACGCTGCGCGGTGAGGGAATGTGAACGACGACGACGATCTCTTCGCCACCGGCACGGCGACACTGATCGGCACCAAAGGAAAGTTCGCCGTTGTGAAGTGTCCGCACTGCCATGGTCGGCACGCTCACGAGCAAGCGAGTGTCGGCTCCCAAGCTGTGCTAGCCGTCTGCAGTACGCCATCCCGGCCAAGGATCTACGAGATCGCGTCCCGACCAAGGAAGGCCAAAAGATGACCACCGACTACGTAGCCAGCCCGCCAGCCACAGACCCCGCAACCCGCCTACGCGAAGCACAGATCCGCATTCGCCATCTCCGCGCACTGCTAGAGCACTCCGACCAGGAAAACGCGGAGCGCGAGCACACCATCCAAGAGCTGTACCTAGACCGCGAGTGATCACGAGGCCGTGCCTTAGATGCGGTGATCCAATCCCCAGCGGATCACGCTGCGCCAGTTGTGTCATCCCCCGCACCCACCCCACCGACCGGCCATCAGCCACCCAGCGCGGCTACGACCACCGATGGCAAGCACTCTCCAAACGCCTACGCAAGCGATCACCGTTCTGCGAACTGTGCGGCAACACAATCAATCTGGTGGTCGACCATATCGTCCCCATCAGCGAAGAACCGGCCCTTCGCCTCGAACCACTGAACTGTCGGGTCGCGTGCAGGAGCTGTAACTCACGCAGGCACAACCACTGCACCGACGAAGAGCGAGAAGCAGTCCGCGAAGCAATCCGTCGTAGAAAGCGGAGGGCGACAAGCCTTTAGCGCAGCTCACCCGAGCAGTGAAGTCCCCGCGTGTTTCCCTCACTGCCGAAACCGGAGCAGTGAAGTCCCCGCAAGCGTTCCAACATGTTCAAACGTCTGAACAAGCCCTGCCGCGCCCTCCTGGCCCTCCTGAACAGAAGGGGTGGGGCCATGGGGTCGATGCCGACCGTCGGGACCCGACCGGGCAAAGCGGGCGGCGCTAGCTTTGGGCCGCGCAAGCCAAAAAACCGGCCCGCAGGCCGGTTTTCGCCATGGTCAGAACCTATTTCAACGCTGAAACGAACGAACGCCCCTTATGAGCACTCCGCCTGTACGTGCCCCGCGTAACGCGGCCACCGACGCGCCGCTGCCGTGGCGACCGGGCAGGCTGACGGGCAGCGCCAGGTTCGCCGACTTCTGCCGCAAGTTTATCAAGGTGCCTCGCGGCCACGGGGCACTCAAGCCGCTGCTCCTGCGGGACTGGCAGCGCGAATTGGTCGCTCCCGCAATGGATGGCGATGGGGTTCACACACTGGTTCTCTGTCTGCCGAGGGGTTCTGGAAAGACGAGCCTTCTTGCTGCCTGGGCGATCTACGAGCTGCTGTGTGGCCCTGAGGGCGCACAAGTGGTCGTTGTGGCGGTCGATGAGCGCCAGGCCGGAATCCTGGGCAACGCGGCTAAGCGAATGTGCCAGCTCGATGAACACCTGGCCGACCGGATCGTGCCGTTCACCGACAGGATCACTTGTCCCGTCAGGGGTAGCAGCATCCAGTGGTTGCCCGCCAGCGAGGCCAGCCTGCAAGGGCTGGCCCCATCCCTGGCCCTGATTGACGAAGTCGGGTACGTGGACCAAACCGTCTGGGAGGCTGTCCTTCTCGCTGCCGGTAAGTGGCCCAAGTCCCTGACGGTTGGCATAGGCACGCCTGGCACAAGGCAGGATAACGTGCTGGCCCAGATGCGCCAGCACGCCATCGATAACCCGAACGACCCGTCGTTCGCGTACGTCGAGCATTCGGCTGCCGGGTTCGAGCATCACCCGCCCGACTGTCCTCACTGCTGGGGACTCGCGATGCCCAGCCTGGATGACTTCCTGGACAGGGATGCCGTCCGTGCCACGCTGCCACCGCGCACCAGCGAGGGTGCCTTCCGTCGTGCCCGCTTGTGCCAGGCGGTTTCGACCGTGGATAACCCGCTGGTCGATGAGGCCACCTGGAACGGTCTGTGCCGTCCCGAGCCAATCCCCGATGGGGCGGAAGTTGTTCTGGCCCTGGATGGTTCCTGGGGCGGCACGAACGCCGACAGCACGGCGCTTGTGCTGGCCACGGCCAGCCCAGAGCCGCATGTGGATCTTTACCGCTGCTGGGAGAACGACGGCACGCCGGAGTGGCGTGTACCAATCCTTGAGGTTGAGGACGCCATCCGCGAGGCGTGCAAACGCTGGCGGGTGAAAGAGATCGCTGCGGACCCGTTTCGGCTCGGGCGCACACTGCAGTTGCTGGCCGGTGAAGGGCACCGCGTCACCGAGTTCCCCTTCTCCCCGCCCCGCGTGACCCGCGCAACCACCGACCTGCACTCGGCGCTTGTTGGCGGAAAGCTCACCCACACAGGCGATCCTACGCTGACAAGGCACGTTCTGTCGACACAAGTGCATGAAGATGGCAAGGGCGCGTTGCGAATTGGGAAAGTCAGCCGACGCCGTGGCGCTGCCAAGATCGACGGATGTTCAGCCTTGCTGATCGCTCACAGCCGCAGTACGTGGCTGGCCAGTAAACCCACCAAGAAGCGAAGGACGATAGCGTTCTGATGACCAACCCCTCCCTCTCCCGGCAGGAACCGGAAACCGACCCGCAGCGCCTGGTGGACATCCTCCTGGCGCTCGACGCAGTGCAGTTCGCCTTACGGCACCTACAGGTCCACTTCGACGGGGTAGCCGCTATCGAGTACCTCTCGCCCGAGGCGCGGGAAGCGTTGGACGGACGGCTGGCTGACATCTATGTGAACATCCCGAGGCTGGTGGTTTCCAGCATCAGTGAGCGGTTGAACGTCACCGGCTGGACTGGCGCGGATGCGGACCTGGCCGAACAGATCTGGTACGCCAACGACCTTGACGTGCAAGGCGATCTCGCGCACTCCGAGGCACTGCTGTTTGGTCGGTCGTACTCGTGGGTGTGGTCGGGACAGGACGAGTCGGCACGCATCTCGATTGAGAGCGCACGCCAGGCCGCAGTGTTAGCCGACCCCGGTACACGTGAGATCACGTCGGCGGTGAAGCGTTGGCATGTGTCTGCCGGGCTGGGCATCGGTTCCACACAGGCCGTCCTGCTCCTACCCGACAGGATCGAGCATTGGGCTTCGACGCTGGGCGCGGAGATCGGCGGATTCACCCTCGTGGACGTGCAACCAAACCCGCTGGGCCAGGTGCCGGTCGTGCAGTTCACCAACCAGGGCCGCATGCTAAACAGTTGGGGCTACAGGGGAATTGACGAGGTGAGCTACCCAAGCCGTCTACTCCTTGGCTCCGGTGTGTACTCGGAGATAGCGGACGTGATCCCGCTCTCGTCGGCCCTGAGTAAGGCCCTGTTCGACCTGATGTGCTGCCTGGAAGCCACTGGCCGACCCCGTCGTTTTGCATCGGGGATCGAGCTGGTGGAGCGTCCCCGCCTGGACCCTTGCACTGGTGATCCGGTCTTGGACTCCGATGGCAACCCGATTATCGACACCGTTAATCCGCTGGCGCAGGAAGCTTCTCGCACCTGGATCAGCGAGAATGAGGCCGCGAAGTTCGGGCAGCTCGACGCCGCTGACCTCAAGGGGTTCACCGACGCGGTGAACGTCATCGTTCAGCAGATCCTCGCGGTGACTGCGCTGAGTCCGTCGTATCTCGGGGTCCTGACGAACCAACCCCCGAGCGCGGATGCGTTGCGGGCGAGTGAATCGTCACTCATCGCACGAGTGGAGCAGAAGCAGAAGCTCTTTGGCAAGGCATGGGAGCAAACCATGCAGTTAGCGATAGCGGTGGAGACGGGCCGCGATCCCCGCACCGTGGACGCGAAGCCGGTGTGGCGACCGGCAGATCAGTCGTCGGAAGCCCAGGCCGCTGACGCGGTAGTGAAGCTCTATCAGGCTGGCCTGCTTCCGCGTTCGACTGCCCTCCGGCGGCTGGGCTACACCGATCAGGAAATCGAGGCTATCCGGGTTGACACCACCGACGACGTTGTGGCCGAGAAGAAGGGCGACCCGATGTCGGCCTACCTGAATCGCCAGAACCCGCATCTCTAGGAAGGAACCCCATGGACGAGAACACCCCCGAATTGGCCCCTGAGAGCGGCGCTGAACCGTCAACGGATGCACCCCTGGCCGATGCCCTACCGGAAACGGCACAGGACGACTCAGGGCCAGACGACGAGCGCCGCACGTTCGACTACGAGTACGTGAAAGGGCTTCGGGAAGAGGCGAAGTCGTGGCGACTCAAGGCCGCGAAGGCCGACGAGCTGCAAGCCCGGCTGCACGCCGAGCTGACGAAAGCGGATGGACGGCTGGCGGATTGGCACGATCTTCAGTTCGATCCTGCCCACTTGGAAAGCCCCGAGGCCCACGCCGATGCCATCACCGAGTTGCTGAAAGCCAAGCCGCACTATGCCTCTCGCAAACCCGCTCCCGGCTCAACCATCCACCAGGGACCAGTGGGCGCGGCTGTCCCCCCGAAGCCGGACCTGATCACCGGGCTGCGGGCAGCAATGAGCCGCTGAAAAGCGTTGA